AGGAAATCCCTAAACAAAATTGGGGATTAAAAACCCACTCTGATTGACTTGAAACCTGAAACGGCAACAAGGGGCAAGCGAAAGCAGCCTGAGAGACTAAGCGAGAGGGAGCCGAAAGGCTATGCGATAGTCCGTTCTCATGGGAACAACAACCATGAGAGTGCAGCAGAAATGACTGCACCACAAAATTTCTAAGCATCTCTGGACCTCGAATCCAGAGTCAGAGTTGGGAGAGGCGTGTACCTCTCCCTTCTCGACCTTTACACGGAGGAAATATGCAAGGTATAGTGTACAAAATCACTAATACTATAAACGGTATGGCGTATGTGGGACAAACCACCAAGACTTTGGCTCAGAGGTGGACGGAACACATATACGATTCTGTAGGGAAACGAAGAAGGAAGTACAATAGCTACCTTCATCTTGCTATAGAAAAGTACGGGAAGGAAAACTTCACAACAGAAGTATTGAATGTCTGTGTGGACAAAACTTCCTTGGACGCTGTTGAGAGGTTCTACATCAACACTTTAAGCACTGTCCGACCAGATGGATACAATATCAGTTTGGGAGGGACAGGAGTCATGCATGGCAGAAAGATGAGCGCTGAGGCAAGGGCTAAAATAAGCGCAGGTTTAATAGGTCATGCAGGATCAAAGTTTAAGCATACTGAAGAAGCCAAGAAGAAAATAAGTGAATCTCTTAAAAACAACTTTAGGTCTTTAGGAAGAAAACATTCTGAAGAAACAAAGCAAAAGATGAGAGAAGCACATCTTGGTAGAGAATTCTCTGATGAACACAGACAAAAGTTAAGCATAGCAAAAATTGCTTACTGGGAGAAAAAGAGAAATTCTATTTTGCAGGTAACAGAATAAAGGATCTTGTTTTCCATGGCACAACCGCCTATAGCCTTTTCAAGGCCGAAGCAACAAATATCCCCGTGTCCAACCAGTCAAACGCTGGCGGCACCGTCCGTGCATCCTTCCGTGTACCTTTCCGTGTGCAGTCTGGCGCGGCAATCTCGCAAGGAACTGGTAACGCAGACGCTATGGGCCGTGGCACTGGCTCGCAGTGGGCATCGTTCGCGCTGGCACCCGTTTATCTGTTCAACGTGTGCGAAATCTCGTGGTTAGCTCAGGCTTCCACAGACAGCAAACAGAAGGGTCTTTTTGCCGTTGAGTATAAAGCTTTAGCGGCTGTTGCAGGCAAGTAGAAGCAACAAAAATTCGCTATATCGGGGAAACTGTGGTATACTAAAATCAGTAAATCAGACAATCCCGAGGGAAGATAGTAATGACAAAACAGTCGAAGTTTTCGTATTTAGCAGGTTTCATGGATGGGGAAGGTTCCTTCTCTATCGTCAAAACCTTCTCTATTCAAAGGAAACGGGACGGAAGTAAGCAGAAGTACGTAACCTACAAATGCATGATCTCAGTCACCAACACCCACAAAGGTGTTATGGATTGGATAGCCAAGACTTTCGGGGGTAAAGTTCTCACAGGCAGCAACGAGAACAGAAATCCCAAATACAAGACTAGGTACTCGTGGTTCAGGACGAGCCATGAGGACATCGAAAAGTTTACGTTAGGCATTCTGCCCTACCTCATTGTTAAAAAGGAACAGGCGCTGGTAGTCTTAGAATTCTGCAAAACGTACCAAGCAGAACGTATAGGCACAGCTCTGAACCCAGAAGTGAATGTAAAGAGAGATGAATTAAGGAAGAAAATGATGTCCCTTAATGGTGTCTACTCTGGCGCTTCTACTAGACCCGTAGAGACTACACGCGAGACCCCTAAAATAGAGGGTGATGATATAGTCCGAACTGCATAGCGATATGCAGAGTGCGGCAGAAATGTCGTACCCGTATTTAATACGGTAACAAAAATTGTAAAGCTCAGGAAATGAAGAACTCGCTCGACGCCGCAATGCAGGGCATCGAAGGGCTCATCAACTCTGACGGGTCTGGTAAACAAACAATCTGCCTGACCTTATAAACATGTAGAGAATTCGGTGAAAACCCTAATGGGCAATACCGAACCGATCTTCGCATCTGAAGAAGGCGTAACGACTATCCCGCAAGGGAGTAGGAGTCAGTGACTCCGAAGCACTACAACTTTTATGAAAAACTCAAATGAAATACTCTGGTCGTATCTGGCTGGGCTATTCGATGGTGAGGGTACCGTCTGTATAAGCACCAGTCACAACCGAAACAATACAACCATTTTCCAGATGAACGTGAAAGTGGCTAATACCAAGTTGGAACTGATGCAGTGGCTGATCACAAACTTTGGAGGTTATTACTCTGTCAGCAATGCAAAGAGTGATACCAAGAAGAGATACAGTACACAGTATGCATGGATGCCCAAAGGTAAGAAAAATCGAATAGAAGTTCTGGAAAGAATGTTGCCGTACTTGGTAATAAAAAAGCAACAGGCTCTTATCGGTTTGGAGTTTGAACGTGTATATGAAGGCAGAAACGGATGTCAACCAGGACTTAAGTTGACAACGGACAATCCTATATACATAGAATCTCACGTAAAGAGAACAGAACTACGAGATCAGCTTTGTAAGCTGAACCTTAAAGGTAAGATATAGTCTGAACTTCATGGGCAACCATGAGAGTGTGCGCGGAAACGGCGCATGCGTAACTTAATTGATGATTGACCAGATCCCCAGCACAGCAACCTTCGGTACAGGTACTGGTGCACAGACGGCCAGCATTGTTGGCATGAACGTCGCAGTGGCGTTCAGCGATCAGCAAGTTGTGTCGTTCTATAGCACAGCTGGTGTAAAGCGTGTTGCTGGTGCAACTTCGGCTACGATTTCGTACGTCGATGGCCCCGCCAACACCTTGTACTTCAGCACCGCTCTTCCGACCGACGTGGTTATCACCGACTACGTGGTTGTGAACGGCGCGACATACGGAACGGGCGCATCAGTCCTCGGCATCAAGGCTTGGGACGTGAACTCGAACTCCGGCACCATCGCGGGCTTGAACCGCGCGTCTTACCCTGGGCGTCTGAGCACACCGACGATTAACCTCAACGGCGCTGCGATTACCCCAGGTATTGCACAGCGTGCAGAAGTCCTGTTGGGACGCGCACTCGGACCCGATGCAGACTCTATCAAGAGCGGCATCTGGTACGGACCGCCCGAGCAGGCATTCGCCCAGAGCAACCTGATGTACAACGTTCAGATCGTGAACGCACAGGAAGTCAAGGGCGACAAGACGATGGACATGGCTCGCAAATATTTCTCCGATACTTTTGGCGGCAGAAAATATCACAAGTCGTGGACTGCCATCAACAACCGTATGGACCTGTTGGTTTTGGACAATTAACCAAATGTACTGGTTGTCCCACCCTTTATGAGAGGGAATGAAAAACGAGGAGAATTCGGTGGACCCCATAGTATATGCTTGGGCAATACCGAGCCGAGCCTAGGAAACCTAGGAAGGTGTAACGACTATCCCGAAAGGGAGTAAGGATCATTGTGATCTTGAAGAACCTCGAACTTACTAAGAAATGTGAAACGTGTAGTTCTGAGTTTGCACCTAAGAAAGAGGGACAAACTTGTTGCTCTAAGCGTTGCTACTCCAAAAAGTGGAGAGCAGAGAATTCTGAGCATAGAAAGAACTACAAAAAAGAGTACTATCACACTGGGAATGCTGAGTACAAAGAATACTGCGATAGAAAAAGCAGTCTTTGGATGTATAGCATGTCCATCAAAGAGTATGCTGACCTCCTAGAAAAACAAAGAGGACATTGCGCTCTTTGTGAAAACAGACACGATCCAAATGGTTATAGGTTGCACGTAGACCATGACCATAAATGTTGCGACACACGAGGCAGGCAAAAGACGTGTGGCAAATGCAATCGTGGACTGCTGTGTGGGGTATGCAATAGGAAGCTTGGTTTTCTTGAAAAATTCATGGCTGAGATTAAGGTCATGGAGGCACAAGAGGGGACATGGCTTGCTAAGGCTCTTGTTTACATTTCTCAATATGAAGTTAAGATATAGTCTGATACCCAAAGAGATTTGGGATTAACAATTTTTGTGGTACATCGGTGAGCTGTCTCCGCTGGAGTTGTATGACTTCGGTGGTGGCAACGTCGTGGCTCCCGTGCCCGACATCAGCTCGACTACGGGTACCGCGAGTTACTTGACCTCGCACATGTTGAACGTTATGTTAGGACATGTATAAATTTCTTCTGATTGACTCGAACGCTGAAATGCCAACGAGGCG